AGCAGCGGCTTGTCCTTGTAGCACGGCGCGATGAAGTGCGCCTGGCGCGTGTCGCGGTCCCAGATCTCCCACACCAGCGTGGTCTTGAAGATCTCGCGTGACTGCTTGTCCTCGACCGCCTCGGTGTCCTTGCCCTCGGTGTAGGTGAGCGCTTGCGCGAGTTCGTCGCCGAACTTCTCGGCCGCCATGTCCTGCGTGAAGTCGTGCCGGAACGCGATCCACGGCACCTCGTCCCAGCGCTTACCCGGCCCGCGGCGGAAATAGTCCCACTGCACCACCTCGACGCGCACCGCGCGGTCGGTGACGCGCTCCTGCGGAGTCGGCTGTACTTGCGGCTGTTCGGGCTGCTGCGTCGGCTGCGTCTCGCCGCCCACGATGCGCGGCTCGTAGGCCACTCTCGCCACACCACGACCCGTCACCAGCACGTCGAGCACCGCAGACGCCATCGATGCGTCGAGGTCGTAGCTGTCCACCTCGTAGGCGAGCGAGCGCTCCATCACCTGCGACACGGCCTTGCCGAGCGGATCCGCGTCCCTGAAGCGCCTGCGCACGTCGGGCTGCGGCGTGGAGTTGTACAGGGCCGGCGCGAGCGTGTCGGTATTCGACCAGAACACGTTGAACGCGTGCGCCTTCTTGCGCCCGCCCTCGTACAGTTCCCAGAGCGTCTCGGACTCTTTGCGCCAGTCGTGTTCGGTCTTGTCGGCAACCGCGATCTCGGCGAGCCAGCGCCTCACCACACCGCGCGGATTGACCTCGATGTCAGCCGGCGTGGTGACTGATGGAACTTCGTCGGTCATTCAGCCCCCAGCCGCGCGCGACGCCGCTGCGCGATGATCTCGTTGATGGTCAGTTGGGTGGATTGCTTGAAGCGGATCACGTTCGGCTTGGGAACGTCACGCACCCACGGGCGCGCCATCGCGGCATAACGAAGTTGGTCGACCGCGTGATCTTCCGCCTCACTATCCAAATCTTCGGGCCGGATGTCGTCGTGCTGCATCGTTGGCAGCGTGCGGATGATGTGTACGCAGGTGTCGAAAAAGTAAATCATCGGGCGCTCGTCTTCGCCCACTAACCGCGAGCGCACCATGTCCCAGCCACCCATCGCGCCGCGCTTACCGACGCGAGAGTTATCGGCGCGTTGGAAATACACGCCCCGCTTTGCCATGCGTTCGCCAATGGACGGGCCGCCGTCCTCGGAGAACGCAGCCGGGTCGATCACCGAATAGTCGATCTTCTCGTCGGGTGCCTGGCGCTCCAGAATCCCATCGGCCACCGCTTCCGCGGTCATCTTCAGGCCGACGTTCGGCTGGCCCGGTGCCATGCCGTACCACTCCCGATATTGCACCAGCGCACCGCGCGGAATGTCCTTGAGCTCGCCATCGGACACGGCGTACCAGCCCACGGAGAACGGCTTCGTCGAGCCCCAGTCCATCGCGCGCAGCCTCACCCAATGCTTTGGGATCTCGAAGGGTTTGACGACGTGCAGCGCGGTGGAGAACTCAGGGAAGAAAGCCCCAGCGACGACGTTCCAGTCCCCCTCTTCCATCGCCTTGACCAGGGCCGGCGCACCCAGTCCGCGCAGTCGCGCGCGATAATTCGGATCGTCGCTCGCCATGCTTGGGTTGTCATCGAGGCGTGCCGGGATGAACTGTCGCAGCATCCCGCCCTCTTCGTCCGCGGTCTGCCACACCTCGAGCGGAACGTGGCCGTCGATGAATGCCGACTTCACCCAATGGTGCCCCACGTTGCCGGGATTGCTCGAGGCGAGAATGCGCGGGAACGCGCCGGCCAGCCCTTCGGGAAGGTTCAGGCCCACAGCGCGGACTCGCGAGCGCAGGAATCGATAGATGACCTCAGTGAAGGTCGTGAGTTCATCGATGAGCAGAACATGGATCTCCGCACCGAGGTACTTGAAGCGGTGCTTCTCTTCCTGGCAGTGGCAGAGATAGATCTTGCTGCCGTTCCAGAACCGAATCTCGCCTTCGATAATCTCCACGAGGCCGGCATTGCTCCAGCCGGCGAGCATGGCGCGCAAACCCTTCGGACCTTCGATGTGGTTCTTGACCAGATCCTCGCTGATGCGCCGGAACAGATAGCACTGCAACCCGGCGATCTGGGCGCACCAGGTAACCGCAGCGACCCGCATGAGGTGACTTTTCCCACCTAACCTCCAGCCGCGCCGCCATACAGAATCTCTGTGGCGTGCGACTGGAAGGCTCTCCCTTGTTTGGCGTGGAGCGAGAAATCGATGGGCGCTTCGATCACTGGATCACGTCCCCGAAATCGTGACGTTGACGATGGCCTGAATCCGGTTGCCGTCCGCGTCGGCGTGCTTCAGCAACGTCGCATCACCGTACTTTTTTGCCGCAACCTTCGAGGCGAACCACTTGCGGGCGTCAATTCGGACGCGAGCCTTTGCTGGATCGGGCTCGGTATCCGAAATATCCACGATGTCCTCGGCGTGCGTATCGGCCTGGAGATCCCTCGCGCGCGCGTATTGGGCACAAAACTGATCGTCCTGCGACAGCCACCGGAGCACCGTTAGCTTTTCCGGCATCCCTTCGTCGCGGCAAATACTGCGCAGCGACTCGCCCAGTGAGATGCGCTCACAGATGGCGGCGGCCAGTTCGGCCGTGAAGAGGCTCGGGCGTCCCACACGCCGCTTATGCCCCACTCTCGGTCTCAGGGGAATCGGGTGGACGCTTGTTGACCAGCCTGCGGTACTCGCGCTCTACCCTGCGGATGGTGCTCTGTGAGCAGCCGAATTCGGCGGCGAGGGCTTTGAGCAGTCCCTCGCGCCATCTGAGGCGGCGCTCGAGGACGATCGCTTCCTGCTCGGGGGTGAGGCGCTTGGCGGTCATCGCACCGCTCCAATGGCCTGCAGCGCTTCCTGGGGCGTCCTGACGACGTACACGGGCAAGCCCTTGCGCTGGCACTCGGCGATGGTCTCGGTCTGCGTGGCGCGGTCCTTGCGGGGTTTGCGCTCCCCTTCCCGCTTGACCTCGAGCAGCACGAAGCGGCCGTGCAGGCCGACCAGCAGGTCGAGGGGCAGGGACATGCGCCAGACTTTGGCCCCGGCGGCCTCGAGGGCTTCCACGATGGCGCGCTCGTTCGCGTCCCGCTTGGCGGCTCGGCGGAAAATGGTCATGCGTAACTGAGCATCAGGAAGTCGTTGCCGCTGGATAACGTCAGGGTGCTTTGCGCCATCAGGAACGCCCCGACCGGAACCCAGCAGATCAGCGTCCCGTCCGCCTTCGCCGCGACCAGACCAGACACGTCCATGCCGTGATCGGCTGTCAGAGCCACGTCGCTATCCATGCGAACAGTCCATCCCTTCGTTGAGAAATGAGTGTCTATCGGTGGCGCGAGAATGTCAGTCAGGTCATGGACATTCGTGTGCGCAACGATATCGAGCCGATACCCCGTCCCGACTGCATAGATTCTCGCCGGTCCCGCGAACCATGCCATGCCGTATTCGAACGCGCCGACCTCCGCGCAGCCGTAGACCTGTACGCGATGGTTAGGGATGCCAGGCGCAGGTTCCCACGTGGCGTCCGCTGCATCCTCAAGCTCGAGTTCGTCCTCCCAATAATTTTCTCGATAATCATCGAGCGGCACGGCCTCGCCACGCAGCACAACCGGAGCAGCCACCGCAATGCCGAGAATCCCCAGAAATCCACGTCTGCTGGTCGTCATAACCTGACCTCCCTTATCGGTCCACCACGTACCATGTCCCCTGGATCGTTCCCGCCACCGAGCAGGCCCGCGGCCGTCCACGACGGACCCAAATCGGGGTTAGCTCGGGCAGGCGCCGGCTCACTAGGTAGCGGTCGAGGCCGCTCACCTTTGCCAGTTCCACGGCCGTCGAGCCCGGCCAGCGTGCGAGCGCGTCCAGTACGGCCTGCTGCTGCTTGCGGAGTTTCGGCCGGATCCGCTCGGCGGCGAGGTGGCTTGTCTCGGGATCCGACCGGCGGGCGCGGGGCGTGTCGGTATAGGGGGCGAAGGCGTCAAGCTGCTGCATGGTGTTCCTCGCATAGCCGCCGCGCTTCCTCTGCGCTCGGCAGATTGGTGGCGATCAGCAACAGCCCTTGCGGGTGCTTGCCGGTTTGCCAGGCTTCGTAGAACCACTTGCCTTGCGCGTAGCCGATGGC